TACTGTGTAACCAGTTCCAGAATTAACTATCTGTACAGATTGGACAGATTTTGCGGATGGATTCAAATTGTCATTACACACAACAACTCCACCAATCATTACTGCAGTTGCAATTCCAGTAACTCCTCCAGAAGGAGCAGATGAAATAGCAACTCTTGGTGTTGAAGTGTATCCACCACCACGATTGGTAACTGTTATAAATCTAATACCACCATTAACCAAAGACAGATTTGCAGTCGCAGTTACTGCAGAACCAACTAATGTCAGTGTTTGTGTTCTTCCCACAAATACATCTTGATTATCTGCACCATCCTCTCCAATTAGAATATCATCAATTTCGTCAACTCCAGTATTAATAATTTCATCTTCATATCTGAATAGTTCGCATCTAAGTTCATAAACATAATTTTTCTGTAGTTGATAAAAAGGTTTTTCATGCTCAACATATTTTATTTCAAACAGTCTATCGCCAAGTGGAAAATATAAAAGATCGCCTTCTTTTGGTCTTGAAGAAAGTTTTATACTTGGCTTTGATCTTATTAGTGGTGAAATATAAGTATCATATCTTTCCTTAGAAATTATAAGGGTAATTTCGTTCGTTGCTTGAATACCAAATTTTGTAAGTATTGATGAGTTATCGGAATATCCATCATAATTTTCTACATATGCTTCTATTGGATGTGCGGTGTCAAATTTGGATTCTATAACTTCACGTATAATAGTTTTTTCGGTAACATATTGTCTAGGTAGATAATATACTTCAACCCCATACATTCTCAACTGTTCGTTGATTAGGTCTTGAATTAAACTTTGCTCTTCTCGTGAACCTTGTTGAAAGAATGGATTTAGCATGGTTATTATCCAATCATATCTAAGGGTGGAAGTTCATAAGTATTGGACATCTTTTCCATTATTGCATCTATTTCTTTTTGTCCATCATCATATAATTGTCTACCATTTAGTTCAACTCCACCCGGAAGTTTTACTCCTTGGAATTTGATAAGGTTTTGACCCCATTGTCTTTTTATTAATGAGGTTAAGTATAGTTTTAAGAATGAATCATTCCAAACCCTACTAAAATCATTCGGGTTTAGTGCTCTATAACAATCAATAATTAAATAATCCCCAACAGCAACACTTCCCCAATCAATATCTAGATATAATCTATCCTGCCTTTGATTAAATCTTATCTGCTTTTGGGTTGTAAGAAGAAAGTCAATGTCCTCAAGATATGTCTTTGTCATTGCATAGGTCAATATCTCTGTTGATCCCCAATAGTAAATGTCATTCAAAAATAGTTGATACTTAACACTAAACATATTATTGGTTGTTGTATTAGTTCCATCAAAATGATAAATCTTTTGTATTCCAATGATAGATGGTGGAACTTGTAAGAAATTACTATTTTCTTTATATGTAAAAGTAACTGGAGAACCTGAGATAGTTGCAGTAGCAGAAGTAGTTGCTATTCCTGCTGTTGGATTGTCTCCATTTGGTGCTCTACCTCTGTCAATATCATCCTGAGTTACTTGATACTTTAGGTACACTTGACCAACACCATCAAAGTGTCTTTCTTGAAAGAATTGTATTGCATCATCCACCAAATCATCAATTTGTTCATCTGCAACATTAATCTCCAAAACTGGCGCTCCCAGCTTTCTTTTGCAATAATCTATTAATTCCTGTCTAGAAGTGGGCTGCGCCATTTTTTATTATACTTTTTAAAATATTTATGGATTGGTGCTAGGTGAAAACATTTGAGATATAACTTCTTGTTGCTTCATGTAAAGTTTCATATAAGATTTGCTAATATTTCGTAAATCCTCAATATCTTCAATAGAGTCTATTTCTGCACACGCCTTTACATACTCAAAACTTTTTGATAAGTTTTCTAAAACAATTTTATCTGGATCCATTTACCAAACTCCTAAGTAAAGATTTAATTTCATCAAGATCATCCTTAATGTTAGCAACGTCATCTTCTAAATTCTGTATCTTTTTATTCTCTTCACTTTTTACATTCTTTCTTGCAATATACTGCTGATATTCTGACATATTGAGATTAATTATTGAGTTTGTATTTGGGTCCCGTAGAAGGTTCATATGACCTTCTACTCTTAAATAATCTGGGTTCATTTTAAATCAAGCAAGTGCAATAACTCTTAGATTTTTAGCTCTTGGTGGATATACCTGGTTAGTTGATGTCATCACCAACTTAATTCTATATGATCTAAATGATGGAAGATTGTCTGCCGTGAAATTATATTCGCGGTATTCAATATTTCCAGATTCAAATCCAAAGGAAGCCGTTGGTTGAACAAATATATCAGGTAATCCGTTGCTATTTTCAAAACTTATAATCTGATTTCTTTGATCTAAGTTAGTATATCCGGGGAATGGTGTAAAGATTGGAATAAAGTTTTGGGATTCTCCAATAGAATAGAATGCTCTGATATCACAATAGATGTTTATATGAGCGTCTAGAATAATCTTAATAGAAGTTGCTGGATTTTCTAAAGTGATTTCTTTAGAAATATATTGGAAAGCAGATGGGTCTGTTCCTAAAGTGTTAACTCGATTGTCGGTTGCATAATCTTCAATAACTTTATTGACTCTATTTGAAGTTAATATTGCAGTAATTCTTTGAGTATCAATAACCGGACTTACGCGAGAGTCTACAGAATTTAGAAGCATCCTTATGTTAAAAGACTTGTTGCCAGGTAAAGTTCCCAATTTCGAAGTCTCATTTATCTTGGAAGCAATTATTCTTGGAGTATTTAAGTAGTTGGTTTTATCTATTGCTAAAGGTTCATATCCAACATCAACAAATGGAATCTCAGTGCCACTAATACTAGAACCAGTGACAGTTCTAATTTCTGCACTCAAAGTTGTTCCTTGTACTGTAGTATTTTGAATCGATGGCTTTATCAATTCAAAAGGAATATTTTGGGTTGCTTTAATGTTAAATCCTCCACTAAGTTTTGTTTCATTAATATAAAGTTTGGGGAAACCTGAACTTCCTGTTCTATCAGTTCCATTTGAACTCATATCAAGTTTGATTGCATACGAATCAAAAGATATCGGATCTGAAATAGTAGAATTTCCTAGGTAATGTGAAGTATTAATTCTTGATAGGGAAACACCACCCAATTCATACTTATAAACGGGTGTTCCTGTTGGATGATCTATTGCTACCGAAGGTGTAACTGAGAAGAATGTTGGGTCAATATATCCAACTCTTGTAACATCGTCGAGAAGTCCTGGACTTACACTTCTATACTCAAACAACTCTTTTCCAATAAGAGCGTATCCTGGATTAGTTGATGCGACACCAACATTTTCAAATGTTGCAAAGTTTGTTGAATCTGCAACTGGAATAGATCCAATAGAATCAAATGTATATGTTGTAGTTAGTTTAGTTGGTTGAACATCACTTTCTACACCCGATATTTCTACATAATTATCACTAAAATACATTCCATGATTCTTATGATTTACAACAATATGCAATCCATCATTAATAACATTTTCCTCGTCAATTTGAACATCCCCACCAAAAGAGTAATTTAACACTGTGGTTAACCCAACATTATTGACGAATAGTACAGTATTGCCAACACCAGTCGCTAAAAATTCTCCCTGAATATTATCAAGAATCAGTTCATTTGTACTTGCGATAGAAACAAGTGAGAATAAAGCATCCCTTCCGACAGGAGATGTTCCAAGAGTGCTTATACCTAATACATCTCCAGATTGATATCCATTTCCGGAATTAACTATTGTTGCTCCAATAGCAACACCATTTGAAATAGTAATATCAGCTTTTGCATTTCTTCCGCTACCAGTTACTGAAATCAAGTCAATATTTGTAAATGTTGCAATTCCAGATGATGGAGTATAACCAATACCCGCATTAATTATTTGAAGTGCTCCAGTTGCAATTCCTGCACTTCCAATATATTTTCCAGAAGCATTTGAACCTTCTTGTATGATAGTATTACCTAAAGTAAGATCGGCATCATAAATTGCGGTAGAAAGACCTATTCTAATCTGCTTCGAATTTAAATTGAGAGAATTTGGAAGTAGAGTTGGAACTTGAGAATTTCCTGGTCTTAGGTCTGGGTTGTAAAATTCAACACTACCAGAATTTAAAAACTCTGCTCTATAAATTGTAAACTTAAGATCTTCCCATTGACTTGCTTCCCAAGTGGAAGCATTCTGAGATTTGAATAGGGAACCCAAATATGGTTGATTCGAAATATATGATTGAGT